CCTTTAATACAGTGTCTAATCAAAAGTAATTGTGAAACACTTTATTAAATATCTATTGGTATGGATAAGCCAAAACTTGTCCATACCATTTTGGATGGTGGGTCATATACATCTATCAGTAAATGTGTATGAAGACATCCATGAGATATTAATGTCATTTGGTATGAACCTCATAGTAGCTATAGGATTTACTATAGATTACTTAGAACAAAGAAAACAAAAATGAAAGTATTACTAATATTTGCCGTGTTGTTCAGCTTTGTAGATCCTAATCCTTTAACTGTTAAAGGAAGAGTAAGCTACTATGGACAACATTGGACAGGAAGATTAACTGCTTCCGGTGAAAGATTTTATGCAGATAGTTTAACATGTGCACACAAGACTTATAAATTTGGAACTCTTCTTAAAGTAACAGACTCAAGAAATGATTCTGTTATATATGTGAAGGTAAATGATAGACTACCAAAGTCTTCTCATTTTATTGCAGATTTAAGTTATGGAGCTGCAAAAAAGTTAAACTTTTTGAGAGCTGGAGTTATTTATGTAACTTTAGAAGTTGTTGATACAGTGCAAATTAATAAAAAATAGATTATGCCAGATATAACTATGTGCCATGGATTTGAATGTCCTGTAAAAGAAAAGTGTAAAAGATTTACTGCAAAGCCTGATGAACATTGGCAAGCATACTTTCTAGAACCACCATATGAGAAAACTGATACAAGTTTTAAATGTGATATGTACTGGGGAGATAATGCTGAAGCTATATGGAAACAGCTAAATAATATTATGGGTATAGACTTACCAGAGGAATAAATTCTTGTACGGATATATTCCGTACCTGTAAGGGTATAACCTGATGGACAGGGACCTGTGCGTAAGGCTATAACCTTAAATTGTGCACTTTTAAGTTAAAAAACTTGACAAATTTTGAACCTATAAGTTATGAAACAAACGGCATAACTTGTATGATAAAGGACAAAAACCTATAAAAATATCCCTTATATGAAACAGACAGCAGTAGAATGGTTGGTTGAGCAGATATGCGGAGATCACACAAGTGAATGGCAGGAACAAATAGAACAAGCCATAGCAATGGAGAAGCAAGAAAAAATAGAATTTGCTTGTCAAGTTGCCGAGGCAAGTGCTGAGAAGTACATACAAGGTAAGACAACTTGGCAGATAGCAGAAGAATTATTAACCTTTAAATCAGAATAAGATGGCAAAAATTAAAATGACATTTAATTTACCAGAAGACCAAGCAGAGTTTGACTTTGCTGTACAAGGTGGCAAAATGTACTCAGCTCTATGGGATATCTCTCAAGAGCTAAGAACACTATGGAAGTATGAAGAACTTAGTGATCAGGAGTGGAAGATAGTAGAGAGAATCAGAGATAAGTTTTATGAAATACTAGATGAGAATCAGATTAAACTAGATAAGTAACCAAATAAACCAACACATATGATTATTTTAAGAAAAGGAGAGGAAAGGAAAGGGCACAGAGTATTAATTGTAAAAATTGGTAAATTCAATGAAACCAAGTTTGCAGTACAAGAAAAAGTTAAGTTTCTATTGTTTTTTAACAAATGGGAATTTGTAACAGATGCATCTGGAGAGGTTAGACTGTTTGATTCTAACAAAAATGCTTCTGCATATATCAACTTTAAGAGTAGGTGGTAGAATCTTATTAACAGAGTTAACCCCCAAGAGATTGGGGGTTTTTATTTTATCTTTAAATTATGAGTATAAAAATAGAAATGATGGTCAAGGATATTAAAGATAATAATAAGGACTACAAGAAAATGCATAAAGACACTATCAAATCTTATCTTAAGATTAGATATAAGTGTTCTGCATATTTAGCAAAGAAAGTTGTTGAAATATTATTTGCAGAATCATGAGTGGAGCTTTTAATATGAGGTGGTTAAAAAGAAGATATGGAGCTGACAATAAAATATCTGCAGAAGAAGCCGCTTTGGGTTCAGGTGCAGATGTAAATTGGGTTACACTAAATAATTTACAGAAGTTTAGATTTGGGGTTGACCCAGAAATATTATTATTTATATCTTTTAAAATGGAAACACAAGAACTTAAAAAATTAGTTGCAGCAATAGCTGAAGAACATTATAATATAACAAATGGTGCAGATGGTAATCTAAACTATTTATGGTATATGTATTACAAGGGTAGTAAGAAGGATGAATTCCGGCCCTTTGTATATATGGCTGAGCTAATGATGCTAAAGAAGTATAATTATCTCTCAGATACTGAAATTAGAAACCTTATAGGTATGATGAAGTCAGATGATAGAGATAATCTTACTATGGTTACATTAACTATAGAAAATCTTAGAAATTTAAGAATTAAAGAGCACGGGATATATTCTAAAGAAAACAAAGCATATTCTGAACTAGAGTATACATATGCATTTGAAGTATTGAATCATACAGTGTTTATGCAAACAATGGTAGAAAAATGACAGAACAAGAATTAATTGACTTAGGCTTTGACAAAGTAGAAGTCTTAGATGATGAAAGCCAAAATGGCTATGATTATTATTATTATATATTAGATCTATTTCCAGGACTTAGTTTAATATCTTCTGGTAATGATCAGAGTGAAGATGGTTGGTGTGTATATAACTTTGACTGGGTAAATGGAGATAAGCTAACAAAAGCTTCTATTCTTCATCTGAAAGATGTTGCCGTTGCTCAGGGTTATCTAGGTCAATATCCCCACTAAGTTTTGTAAGTTGTGCTTTCTCTGCAAGTATATTAAACATAATCATTGCAGCAGCAGACTTATAACACTCATCTATTTCAGTTTGAATTATGTCCATAGGGACGGGAGTTGTTAAAACTTCTCCTGTTCTTAAATGGATCTTAGTACCTGCATCTGTGTTTCTTACATTAACAAATGAAGTTCTGGTAATGTGAGTTATATTGAGGTGTTCAATATACTCTCCATCCTTGTCTTTTAGTATTATTGGTAGAAACATTAGATAATTGTGTTGCCTTCTATTTTGTAATTATTTACAGATACTAAATTATCAACTTTAGTTAGAATAGCAAAGCCATGGTTCCATTCATTTATTTCCATATAGTCTGGTGCTAATTCACATAAGCACCCAATACTATAACCAATAATTGTTGTAGGCTCACCAACCCCATAAACTCTCTGTGAGCTCTGTGAGCTCTTATGAAAGTGGTTGATGATACAATTAGTCTTAAGTCTCATTAGAGCTGTTCTAGCTGGTACTACACCACCTGCTCCAGGGATCTTATCACCATGCTCTATAAGGAAGTCTCCAAAAACTACTTTGGTTCTAAATGGAATGTACTCTATTTTGTATTCTGCAACATGTAAGATTACATCTAACCTGAATTCATCCATGTCAAGTAACTCAGATGCTTTTATTCTAAGATATCTTTCAAACCTATTTTCATGGTTGCCGGGTATAAAATAAATAGGAATGCCAGGAAACCTTGAGCGTATATATTCAAAGAACTGTTTGCCTGATTCTATCTCATTTTTAAAATGAACCTTTCTAGGATCTTTTTCATGGAATGAAAGCTGGTAGAAGTCAAGTAAGTCTCCATTGATTAGAATACTATCAACCTCTTCTGCTTCCATTTTATCACATGCAGTTTCTATTGCATCTTCATCATGGTATGGAATGTGCAGATCTCCAATTATACCTAATTTTCTACATCCAGTAGGAAAAGTAAAAGTTCCTCTTTTTTCTGCAAGAGAAGATGGCATTGATACAAAATTATTCATAACTTTAGTTTTAAGATCCTTTTGAAAATCTTTGGTGGCTAAACTTTTTCTAAGTTTTTTCCCAACTTGCCCTCTATAGTATCTAACTCTTAGATAGACACTCTCAAGACTATTAAAGAAACCCTGGTTCTCTTCATATATTTTACGAGCTATAGCTTTACTAGGAGAATTTGGAAATTTTTCAAGGTATTCTAAAACTATTTTAGTATTTTCCTTGGCATTGTATTTAGGTTCTATACTCATAAGTACACAATAATATAATAAAAAATACCGTATGTTTAGTTTCAAACTTACTAAAAAGAATGGAAATTTAGTGCATATTAATGAAAGCACAAAGATTTCTTATCAATTATTTCTTGATAAGCTTCAAGAAGGTCAGGAAGTTGAGGTCTTTATGGGACTAACTTCAGACAATGGTAGCTTAGCACAATTAGCTAAAGTACATGCCTGCATTAGAGAATTAGCCAAGGAATGTGGCTATACATTTGATGAGATGAAATTTATAGTAAAAAAGCACTCTGGTCTATGTTATGACGGAGGTGGTGCTGAATACTGTAAATCTTTTAAAGAATGTAGCAAAGAAGAATTAGCAATGGCAATAGAGTCTGCCATTGAACTTGGTAGAGATTTAAATATTAATCTTGCTTAATAGTATCCTCAGTTATTTCTTTTTCCTCAAATTGATTAGTTTCAGTTGCCTGTCTTTCAATTTCAGCTAAAAGTAAAATAACTGTATAAATACTGCGTTGAAGATCATCTAGATCTTGATAGTCTTTAGTCAGTAAGTCTTTAAGATATTGATCTTTATCTTCAAGATCAACTCTATTAAATAAATAAAAAGATAGTGCTTTACTCATTAAATAAAATGATTTATTTACTGAAATGCTCATTAAAGCATCATCTTTTATTTCTTTGATTTTTGCATTCATAATAATAATTTTAACAAAAATAAGAAAAAATGAAAATAGAATTAGAAATTGATAGTATTAAACAAAAAATGTTTGAAAAGCTTCAGCCCAGTGGTTGGGATAAGTTTTTTAAATCTTACATATTTAGTTCTGAGTTTACAGAAGTTTTAACTAAACTTTATAGGATGAGTAGTGAAGATAAAAGATTCACTCCACCTTTAAAAGATTTGTTTACCGCATTTGAAGAATGTCCATACAATGAACTTAAGTTAGTTATAGTAGGACAAGATCCTTATCCAACTCTTGGTGTTGCAGATGGTATTTCATTCAGTTGTAGTAAGACTGGTAAATTACAACCAAGTCTTAGATATATATTTGATGAGATAAACAGAACCATATATGGTGGTAATGAGCTGTGTACGGATGTTGACTTAAAGCGTTGGTCTAATCAAGGGATGCTTATGCTTAATACATCTCTTACAACTGAAGTTGGTAAAGTAGGTAAGCATTATGATTTATGGCAACAGTTTACTGGAAACTTATTTGATCATCTTAACCATAATAAGAAAGAACTTGTATATATTTACATGGGTAAAAAGGCTCAAGAATGGGCTGAGATAATAAGTGATGATAACCACAAAATATTTACAAGCCATCCGGCAAGTGCAGCTTACAATAAACAAAGAGAATGGAATTCAGATAATGCTTTTCTAAAAGCACAACATCTAATTGCAGAAGGTACAGGATATATAATTAATTGGTAGTATGGAAGATATATTTTTAAGATTAGTTGGAGAAGGTATTACTCCAAACAGCTATTATGTTTTGCATTGTGTAAAAAATAAAATAATTCCTGCATCTTATGTAAGTAAAGAATTAGAAGTAAAAAGATTAATTTCTGATGGTTGGTTAAATTCTGATTTGACATTAACAGATAAAAGTATTATCTTTACTACTGAGATTGACGGATATTTTAAGAAGTCAAAGAAGAAAACATCTAAAGTTTTATTAGGAGATAATTTTGAGGACTGTGTAAAGAAGTATTCAGAAACATTTCCAAGTATTAAACTTGCCAGTGGTAAGTATGCAAGATCTAATCCTAAAAACTTAGAGAATGCATTTAGATGGTTCTTTGAAACTTATGATTATGATTGGGAAACAGTTTTGTTAGCAGCAAAGAAATATGTTTTGGAATATAGGGAGATTAACTATCAGTACATGAGAACATCTCAATATTTTATTAGAAAGCAAAGCAGTGACAAAACTTGGGACTCAGATTTAGCTGATTATTGTGAGATGATTTTAAACAAACCAGATGATGAGATAATATTTATTAAAGAAAGACTATTTTGATACACATAAATTTAAAGAAGTTATTTATTGGGATTATTGGGAGTGTGTGTTTGTATCTAATAATTAACAACTACATTTTAGAAGTGAGCATTTTGCAGTATATTACCATAGAAGGTATAATTACTTTGTCTCACTATCTATATGAAAGAATTCAACCTTCAGTAGAAGGTACCCCGGAAGATTAATCTATAGAATATGTATAATAATGCTAGGCCGCTAAAGCCTGTAAGTGAAAGAGACGCTCTTAAAAAAGCACTCTATAAAATGAAAGCTAGACGCAATGGTGAATTAAAATCATTGAAGACAGCTTGGTTGAATTTTAATAATGCTTTTTGTGATGGTCTAGAATGGAGAACTATTACAGTTGTTGGTGCAAGACCAGGAACTGGTAAGACTTTATTTATGGAACAATTGGTTAATGATGTCATCAAGATGAATCCTGACCAAAAGTTTAGAATATTAAAGTTTCAGTTTGAGATGCTAGATGAGACAAATGGTATTAGAAAATTGTCTATGAATGTTGGTTCTGATTACAATACTCTGATGAGTAAGGATATGCCTGTTGACAAAGGTGTATATCAAAAGTGTGTTCAGTTTTATGAAAGCACAGAAAGTTATGATATAGTAGATGTTGTGTATGATCCATGTACAGTGGAAGAAATGTGTGCTACTATTCATGCTTATATGGAGCAATTTAAAACAGAAGATGGTTTTGTAAATACTTTAGTTACTGTTGATCACTCAGCTTTATTTAAACTTGGTGGAAAGTATAAAGATAAGTTTGAGATGTTGAATGCTTTTGGTGAAGCCCTTACAGAAATGAAGAAGAAGTTTCCTGTGGCATTCTTAGTTCTTAGTCAGTTAAACAGAAATGTTGAAACTATAGAAAGAGCAAAAGATGGTACATATGGAAATTATATTCTTGACTCTGATTTATATGGTTCTGATGCTTTATTACAACATGCTGATGTTGTGTTAGGTATTAACCGTCCTTTTAATAGAAGAATTAAATTCTATGGTCCTGAAAAGTATATTATGAATGATCCAGATCTTCTAGTATTTCACATACTAAAATCAAGAAATGGTTTCATGGCTATGAGCTTTTACAGATTGGACAGAGATGCTATGAGGATTGTTGAAACTGATCCACCACCAACATCATCACATTAATTTTAAAATATGTATAACAGAAAAGAAAAAGAAAAAGAGTTGATGGAACATCACTCTGGTTATCTAGACAAACTAGGTTCTAGTTACCAATTTACTGCAAAGACTGCTTTCTATAGCAAAGGTAAATTTGGAAGACAGATCCAGTTATTTGAAAATGAATTAAATAAGGGTTCTGATATTTATGTAGAGTTGGTAGATATTGTGCGGGATGGTAGAGGTGTAGAAACAGACATGGTTCCCATGTTCTGGGAAAGACCGCTATTTAAATGTAGATACAATCCTTATTTTAAAGAAGAGTATGAAGTTAAAGTTTCTACAAATTCAAGAGGAGAAGAATACTCTGCTTATATCATACCTACCTCAGAGTTGGTATGTGTAAACAAAGGTTCTGAAGAAATTCCTTACAATGATTATGAGAAAAACAGAACTACCGAGCCTGTAGAGCAGAAGAAGTTAAGTGTTTTTCCAGACTTTGAAGAGGAGTTTGTTCCCAAACTTAAAGATGTAGAAAGTTCAGATGATGTATCAACAATTTTATTGGAGATTGCAGCTGGATTTCAGAAACTTGCAACAGCATTAAAAAACAAATAACATGGGTATAGTACTTCCAACTAAAAAAGTAAAAGCTGATAGAGTTAATCCTAAAAGATTAATTATCTATTCTAAGCCTAAAACTGGTAAGACAAGTGCATTTGCTGGTCTTGATGGTAATTTGATTATTGATTTAGAAAATGGTGCAGACTATGTTGAAGCCATTAAAGTAAAAGCAAATAATCTACAAGAGCTCAAGGAGATTGGCAAAGCAATTAAAGAAGCTAACTATCCATACAAGTATGTTACAATTGATACTGTAACAGCTTTGGAAGATATGGTTATGCCGCTTGCTATTAACTTATATAAGCAAACATCAATGGGTAAGAATTATTCTGGAGACAGTGTTCTAACTTTACCAAATGGTGCAGGTTACTTATATATTAGGCAAGCATTCTTTCAAGTTTTAGATTTTATTGATACATTAGCACCCCAAATTATTTTATCTGGTCACATTAAGGACAAGCAGGTAGATGATAAAGGTGAGATGGTTATGTCTGCAAACATTGATTTGACAGGTAAAATAAAATCTTTAATTTGTGCAAATGCAGATGCTATTGGTTATATGTTTAGAAGAGGTGAACAAACTATTCTAAGCTTTAAGACTAATGAAGAAGTGACTTGTGGTGCAAGACCTGAGCACTTGAGAAATGAAGAGATAGTAATTTCTGAAATGGTAAATAGTGAGCTAATAACTCACTGGGAAAAAGTGTATAAATAATAAACAATAACAAAATGGGATTAAGTACAAAAGATCTAGTAAGTGAAGGTGGTGGTGGAATGGCAAAAACTATTGCACCGGGTAACCACTCACTAAAAATTAACAGCCTAGTATTAGAAGACTTTCAATTTATTGATGGTGCTAAACATTTAATACTAAATGTTGAGACAGAACCAATTGATGGATTTGAAGGTTTTCTAGTTGATAAAGATGATGAAAGCAAAGGAAAGTACAAGGGTCAGATTGGTAGAGTAAAAGCTAGTCAATATGCATATGCTGATGGACAAACAAAGTCTGGGATTAAAATTCAAAGAGATAGATCTTTGATGATGTTCTTGGCTAACTTGTCCAAAGCAACTGGTATAATGAAATGGTTTGAAGAACAAGATAATAAATTTAACAGCATTGAAGAGTTTGTAAAGAACTATAGCGCAAATGCTCCAATTAAAGATAAGTATCTAGATTTTTGTGTTGCTGGTAAAGAATATGAGAACAAGTCTGGTTATACTGCATATGATATGTGGTTACCAAAAGCTGAAAACAATAAGTATGCTTATGGTGAAGAAGGTTCTGATAGAATTCTTAAGTATGATGAGGCTAAGCACCTTAAAAAACTTGAGGTAAAACCAGTAGATAATTTTGGTGATGATGATGATGATTTTCCAACACCAGGAAAAACATCTTCTGACTTTAGTTTAGATTAACAACTCCTACATAATGGGGAGTTAGTCTAGCTCCCCTTATGTACTAAATTGGGTTGCTATGATTTCTACAAAAAACTTAATATGTGATTTAGCTGATGTTCCAAGAGAATGGGCATTTGAACACTATCTAAACCTTACAGAAAAACTTACAGGCCAAGATATTAAAATGAAGTCAGTGTTTAATACACGGGAGAAGACACCTTCTATGTGTATTTATATTGACAGAAATAGTATCTATAAGTTTAAAGATTTTTCTTCAGGTATTGGTGGTGACGCAATAAGCCTTGTCCAAAGTTTATTTAATCTACCCACTAGAGGTTCCGCAAGTTATAAGATAATTGAAGACTATAACCAGTATGTTTTAACTAATGGTTGTAATACAATAAAGTCTTATAAACAACACAGTAAATTTAAAGTTACTGATTATGAAATGCGGCACTGGAATACTCTTGATCAAAAATATTGGATGGGATTTCACATTGGTTCTAGATTATTATCTAGATATAATGTTGTTCCATTACAATATTATATAATGACAAAGACAGATGAAAATGATGTTGTGTCAAGTATAACTATCAGGGGTAATTATATCTATGGGTATTTTAGAGAAGATGGGACACTCTATAAAATTTATCAGCCAAAGGTTAAAGAAAGTAAATTTATCAAGGTAAGAGATTATATACAAGGTACAGAACAATTAGTGTTTGATAAACCTTATTTAATTATAACATCTTCCCTTAAAGATCTGATGGCATATCAGAAACTAAAGATTAGTAATTCAGAAGCAATTGCACCAGACAGTGAGAATACTATGATACCAGAGAACATAATGAATAGCATTAGTCCTAAGTATCAGAAAGTATTTGTGTTGTTTGATAATGATGAGGCTGGTATAAAAGCTGCTGAGAAATATAAATCTAAATATGGTTTTAATTATGTTATTCTTGATCTTGAGAAAGATTTATCAGATGCTATTAAAGTACATGGTATAGATAAAGTAAGAGACAATCTCTTGCCATTACTAAAAAATGCAATACTATGAGTAAATGGTCATACCAAGGACAAGACTTTGAAAACTCCATGATTCCAGAAGGAGCAGAGGGTTTTGTGTATGAAATGCAGGCTGTAATAGACGGTAAACTTGTAAGGTATATTGGAAAGAAGAACTTTTATTCTGTAACAAAGAAGAGATTTGGCAAGAAAGCCCTGTCTTCTATGGAAGATAAAAGAGCTAAGAAATATACTATACAAAAGAAGCTTACCTATCTAGACTATTATAGTAGCAATGTTGTGCTGAAAGATGCACATAAAGCCGGGATAGAAATTAGAAGATACATGCTTAAGATATGTCTCTCTAAAATGGAACTTACTTATTATGAGACCAAGTTTCAGTTTGTTAGAGGTGTATTAGAGAGTGATGAATTCTTAAATGGTAATATCCTAGGTAGGTTTTACAAATTCAAATAATTATGACAGAACAAGAATTAACACAAACCTTGATCCAGTTAGCGGATCTGGGAGTTACTGGTATTAGAATAAGTTATGAAGGTGGTGGAGATAGTGGTTGTATAGATGATATGAGATATACAGATAAAGAGGGTGTTTCACTTTGGGAAGTTCAAAATTTAGCTTGGGATTCTAAGAATCTAAGAGAATTAAATAATGAACTTGCAAACAATATAGAAAACTTTGCAACAGATAGAATTCTTGATGATATTGAGGATTGGTGGAACAATGAGGGTGGTAATGGTACATTATCTATATTAGTTCCTTCTGGAGAGTATCATGTAGAAAATAACATTAGAACAGTTGATTATAATGAGTTTATACATGAAGGTAATTTATTTAGAAAAACAGAAGACTAATGTCACATCCTTGGCAACATGCAAAATCCTCTGCTAGAAAGTGGGGAGGTTTTCCAATTGATTACATAGAAATTCATAACTGGTTTGATGAAACTAAAGCTTGGATAGGACACAGTAAACATAGAATGTTCAGACACCACAGTGAAGGAATATTTGAATGTGAGAAAAAGTTTGGACCAAGTTTTGAGAATTCAGAAGGTAAAACTGTATACACAAGATATGTTGGTGAGCAACATGTAAAGGAAGATTGCAATGGCTATATTCCAAGTGCTAAGGAGTGGGTTGATAATATAAATACACCTACAGAGTGGATGATTAAAACTTTAAAAATTGAAGACTGATGATTTTAACAAAAGATGAAGTAAAAAATCTGATTGGAATGTTAAAATCTCCTGACAAAGACAATAGACTTGTAGCTTTTAAGATAATAGAAGATCTAGATCTTAAAAAGCATGTTGGGGAGATAATGGTAATGTATAAGTTTGGTGAATATAACTTAGAGAGTTGGGAAGCTGACTGTAAACCTGCCCATGAGTTTATAGTAAAGAGAATTGAGAAGTTCAATGGAGATTGGGAACATAAACTAAGCTCTGGAGAAATACTTTCACTAATGACAGCAAATAAATCTAGTAAACAATCAATAGAATTATTCTTAGAATATTTTATTAGGGCCATGACTAAGATGTTAGATGCTATGGGGTACCCCACAGATAAATTTGAGTTAAATATAAAACTAAAAGAAGATGGACAAACAACTAAGTCTTAGTAAAATTAGTAAAGAGTTGATGTTGAAAGAGCCCTATTATGGGTTCTTTCTCATTATGCTCAACAAAGTATGGAGAAAAGATCTTCCTACTGCAGGTGTTAGTAAGAATGGTATCAACTTTCAGTTGGCTATCAATGAAGAATTCTGGACAGGCCTCAGTGAGGTGCATCAAATGGGATTACTAAAGCATGAATTACTTCATATAGCTTTTGGTCATCTGACAAGTTTTAAGTCTTTTAAGAATCATAGACTTGCAAACATAGCAATGGACATGGAAATCAATCAGTATATAGATGAAGACTGGTTGCCTACTGGTGGGATAAATATAGATGACTATGAAGATTTAGATCTTGATAGAAAAGCTGGTTGTAGATATTATTATGGCAAGCTGAATCAGTTTCAAGAAGAGAAGGATAAGAATGGTAGTTGTGGTAATGAGAATATGGATAAGTTACTTGATCAAGTAGCTAATGGAGAAGGACCAGACCACAGTACATGGGGAGAGTTTGAAGATCTTAGTGAAGCTGAGCAAAAGTTAATAGAGAAACAATTACAGAAAGTTTTATCTGATGCTAAAGAACAGACTGTTAAAAAACGCGGGAATGTTCCAGGTGAGATAGAAGGAGTAATTGTTATTGAACAAATAGTACCACCTAAGTTTGATTGGCGTGGATATATTAGAAGATTTACTGGAGTTAGTACAAAGGTATTTACTAAGAAAATACGCAGAAAAGAAAACAGAAGGTATGAAGAGAATCCAGGTCTGAAGATTAAGATGAGACAACACATGTTGTTGGCTATTGATACTTCAGGTTCTGTGAGTAATTCTGAGCTACAAGA